AGTTACTAACTATATCATAGTCTTCGTTGTCTTCTGTGTCGTGATCTCCACCCCATATTAACTCATGTCCACAGTGCCAACAGTTCATTTATTTCATATCCTCAAATTTACAACTTTTACACATACCCCAACCAGCCGCTTCATCTTCAACTGTCAGGTAGTCTCCACACCCACCTTCACACATAACATTTGATAATTTAAATATTTCTTCCGTGTGATATTCAGGGTCACGTAAGTATTTTTTTATTTTATCTTCTCTTGCTCTTTCGTCTTCTCTATCCATCTCTTCCATCATTTTTCTTTTCGTAATACCCATATCTACTCCTTTTCGTTAAAATCTTCTGCTTTCATGGGTTTGGTTCTTTCTTTTTCATCGTGTATAAGTTCATTATACATATCGATTCGTTTTAGTGCCTTGTGCTTCCAGGCTCGAAGGTCAGCGCCTTCTGTTTTGAATTCTTGATAATATAAGTCAGGCGTGCAAACCATGATAACTCCTTGCTCAATCTTGCTGCCGTAGACGTAGTCATGGGCCATTGCGTACATGGCAATTTGTAAATAATAGTCTTCGATCCATTCTTCCCTTTTCGGACGGTTAGATTGTTTGAAGTCAACAATAGTTTCTTTGTTATTGTGTAGACATACCAAATCTGTCGAGCCTGCGTATAGACCCGGGTAATGTAGCATGACTTCAGAGCCATAATACTCTTCCACTGGCGCAAGACCAATCTCAATAATTTTGTCGGCCATGGGACGCGCCTCTTGTCCGATGCTTGTAAGATCAACACAGCCAGTGCCGAGAACATAATGTTCCAGGAATTTGTGCATGCATGTCCCCCGTGCACTAGATACATTTTTGATTCGTTCTGCTTCTTGTTCTCCAACTTTGGCCTTCCATTTCTTTAAAAATTCAGTATTTTTGGTAGCGCCTAATATCGTAGTAACTGAAGGAAGTCTAGAATTATCTATGTCATAAACCCTGGTCCCTGATCCGGGGTCCGTGAGCTGTTTACCACGTATATAGTTGTATTTATTACTCTTCTTGATCATCGCGTTCTTGTTTTTCTTTCTCGAAACCTTCCATAAGTTCTTCATGTAAAGTTTTAGGTTTAAATATTCTATCAAACTCTTTTCTATACTTATCATCAGACGGTCTTGATCTACCGTCCCATGGTCTATCTTTTTTTCCGGTAGCCATAACCTTTTTTCCTATTACTATATAATTTACACCAGGACCAACTTGTTAGTTTAGTTGACCAGTGATTTATAAAATATAAAATATTATAAATATATTTATCGAACATCGTTTTGTACCTCTCTATATTCATCTAATGATATTACATTATCTTTCAAAGCTTTACTCGTATAATGTTCTATGACCCGTTGTATCTTAGGAAGTTTAGTATGAGCAAATGGCCATATCAAACAACACACATAATACGCGTCACGAAACGTGCAACGCCATCTCCATTGTTTTAGATATGGTGTACCATCGACACGTTTACCATTAACCTTTTTAGGAGTTAAAGTTCCAACCCCTACAACATCATGTAACCACATTAAAACTGATCTATCGGTCATCGTAATTTCCATCGATAAACGTAAACTATTCGATAACCGATACCCAGGTTTATTATTATGTTTTTTCTTTTTCTCGATACCACGTCTTATGTGTATAGACCCTTCTCCGTCGAACAGTCCTGCAATATAAGCTTTGTCAACTTCATCAATCATTAATGTATTGACATCCCTTCTCCAGGTAAATCTTCATTTTCATAATCGTATATCTCTCCCTGTGATTCACAGTCCCAACATTGATGAACCATATCTTCTTTTTCATAAATGCAAGCGACTTTTACATAGCCATTACCTTTACAGGTAGGACATACGTAAACCCTCTTAACTCTTTTTGATTTTGCCATTTAATTTCTTCGCTTTCTCATTTGCAATTGATTCTATGGTTTTGCTGATCGATAATGTTGCATCGGGCAATAATACCTTCGACAAACTTATCAATGTCTTATATGTATCATGTGTTAAGGATACATTTCTATATTTAGTTATATCAGTCATTGTGACTTCCTTTCATTTAGTTATGAGCAATATATAGGATTATAAGGAGATTTGTCAAGTATGAAAATTATTTTAATGTTAATTTTATGTTCTGGAGTTTCTAAGAACTGTGTAGAGCCCTATGAATGGCCTGTTAAATTTCCAGATATATATGAATGTATGATTGCAGGATATGAAGAATCAAAAAATAAAACAATAGAAATAGGTAGATCAGACGTTAATAAATTTGATGTGTATGTAAAATTCGTTTGTGCTCCATTGACTGAAACGTAAAAATAATATACTGTAACAAAATCTCACCACAATAACCTATCCTTATATTTCCCTCTTTAGGATAGGTCTATCTACACATGCAACCATAGAAGTAACCACTTCCATCGTTCATGACATGTAAGTTAAGATTATTTGCGTACTCTGTTAACTTTAGTCTTAGTATGTCGCACAGGCTGAAGCAATCTACTTCTGCCAACAAAGACAAGTGATCCGTCATTTGCTTTGTGACAGGAACTAATTGATACAATCCGTCGCTTAGAATTATTAGATCCATTAGTCATCTTTAAAGTTAGTTCTTGTTCCATGTGCTATTATCTTTTTTATGCCTGGTGCTTTTATGTTTAACGTTGCATAATTAGCCCAAGATTTTTTAATCAGATTAAGTTCTAATATAAGATTAGACCATTGTTTCTGAGTTATATCGTTACTTGTTATTGTTAATTGTTTTTCTTTCATATCCTATATATAGGATAGTACAGGATGTTTGTCAACCCTGTCCTTTGTATCTTTTCTGTGATTTTTGGCGCTTTTCTTGCTTATTTTTATTTTTTTTATGTTGCCGTGGTCCACGTTTCTTAGGCTTATCACGGGGTGTAAAGAACTTGAAACTTTGTTTAGCCATCTTTCCATTCTTTTACAAAAGGTTGGATGTTTTTATCTGAAGGTGTTGGAATAACAGGTAGATAACTTATTTTACCATTAACGTGTTGATGTAAGTCTGCACCACAATTCATACATCTGTATAATTCATTTGTAAGTCCAACTAACATAGTATCTTCATCGCATGTTGGACATTTACCATTAACAACTTCTGCTGATACTTTTACCATTACTCTAGTATTAACTTTTTTATCGACAAAGATCCATCTATATTTTTTTCGAGCTCGGCCATTTGCTTTAGGCATTGATACTTTACGTGCGACTTAGCTTCACGTCTAGCTGTACGTGCTCCTTTAAGACATTCAGACATCGAAGGCTGGATACGTGCTTCCTTGATCTCTCCGTTGACAATCATAAGAAGGGCGATAATTAACTCTGTCATAAAACTTTACCTTTGTTTTCACCTTGCTTGATCACATATTTTTGTGTACCATGCTTGCCAGTTTCTACTTCTTTTTTTAAATTTTTTGATAAACTTATTTCTTTGTTCTCTTTGTTTATCTGTGCGATATGATCTAAAACTTTTCTATTAATACGTCCCGTTGCCATTTTGTCTTACCTTATCTTTTAATACTTCTATATCAGCTAATGCTTTGTCTAGCTGTTCTCTTAAAAATTCTATGTTAACTTTGTTAGTCATGTTCATCTCTTGAGTCTCTTCCATTTTCTCGACGGACTTGTACAAATCCTCAATTAAAAAATGTTGTTCTTGGTCCGTGGGCACTTGCTCACTTTTCTTTAACAAATCATTTTCAAACAACTCACGTGATGTCTCTAACGATACCAACCTCGCCGTTAGCTCTGTGTATGCAAAGACACCCATTGCGACGAGCACAATCAGGCTAGCAACCGTTTTCATTGGCATCTGCACCCTTGCTTCTTCACCGATGTTTAATGGTTTGTTGCTCATCTTACAATTTTATCACCCATAAGTTTGATGTTAGGGTTTTCTTTTTTATAATCATCTTTAATTGAATCCCAATAGCTTCCATCAGGTTTAATAATTTTATCATCAGGAATTATTATACCAGAACATTTAGAAACTAACAATTTGAAGTTAGGATTATTGGTTAAAGTAGGGTTTTTATTGACTTTTCCGCACATTTTCATGAGTTCTAACTGTTGTTTTAACTCCATATTTTCTTGTTGAACAGCTTTAAATTCATCAGTGCAGGCTGAACCTAAAAATTTTCTATAAGTCAGACGTAAGGACCTATCATCAGAAGGGCTATTATAATTATTGTCAGGATTAAAGTGTCTATACCTAGACTCCGAGTCCCTTTGTTCGATTGATAAGCTAAGATCACCAGTGCTACAAGTGTTAGTACCATTATTAAGATATTCATTTTTAGGATATGCAGGACCAACCCAAGCTAACAAACAAAGCAAGACAACCAACAAACCTGTAAAATAATAATTCATCCTGGCTATCTCCATAGGTCACCTTAATAATTTATTTCTCTGTTGAGATCTTTGATATCATAACTGTGTTCTCTAACTTGATCAGCTAATTGTCTGTATAAATTTTCTGCCATTTGCCATGTTGCTTCAGCAGAAGATAGTCTTGTATTAATATCTGTAATATTTTTTTCTAATACACCTACATCTCTTTCAAGATTAGTAAGTCTTAATTCGTTTTGATTGATAGTGTCAGTAAGATTTACAATGTAACGAACGCCAGTAAATGTTCCGACTAGCAATGAAGCTACCACCGGTACCATTACAATATTTTTCTTTAACAGGTCTACTAAATTCATTTAACGTCCTCATTTTTTCTCCTCAATTTCATAAAAGAAATTGTCGGTGTCTTCTGTTTTCCATGCTCCGGTATCCTCTACATTCCATTCTGAAGTTTGTACTTTCCAGTCAGGAATGTTGTCCTTCACAGTAAAAGAAGGTAAATCCCAAATACATCTGTTGTTTGGTTGTGCTGCATAGTTGCCGTTGTCTAACGCAATTATGTGAGCGCACTTATGCTCGTGCGGAATCTCTGAATGATCAGAGTTCAGTATATTAGCATCTGGATGACCCCAGTCAACGGTAAATAAGTATTTACCATGATGCCATTTTTTATCTTTACCTATAAATTTGCCGGATGATGCTGTTAAAAGATCCCAAGTAGTAATAGCAGGATAATAGCTGAAAGAATTCCAAAGCTCCAATTCATCCAAACGTTGTTCGGGGACTTGTGATCGGTCAAATCCTCGCTGAATAAACGCGCTAATTGGCAGGCGATAAAATACTGCGCCATTCTCCATAATCGCATGGAATAAGATAGCACGTCCTGTAAGACTCGTAATACCGAAGATAATACAATCTTCAACTTCTCCCACATGTCTGGTAAGGTCATATAAATACTCCTTTTTTATTTGTGCGTATTGTATAGGAATATTAGCATTTAAGTAAGACATATTTTATCATTTTATTTGGCCCCAATTAGGACCGGATTCATAATCTACCTTGTTAGGTACTTCTAAGTCAACAGCATTTTCCATAATATCTTTTATCTTTTGTGCATGCTCAGGACTCTCAACAGATATATCAAGTTCATCATGTACTTGTATATGTGGTACAATACCTTCTTTGTGTAACTCTATCATAGCCTTTTTAGTCATGTCAGCTGCTGATCCTTGTATCAATTTGTTTAGTGCTTTGTATGTAAATGCACGCTTGATCCCTGGTCCGTGTTCCAAGAGCGCTTGATCGTGTGGCAATGACTTATGTATTCCAAACTGGTTCGGTTCCCACAAATGGAAACGACACAGTCTACCCAGCAAGGTTCTAATCTTACCGGACTCCTGCGCACGTTGCATGACATTGTCCATCAATTGTTTAACAAATGGTACTCTGTTGTGGTATTGTCTAAACAAACTATCTGATATATCTTTAGATACACCAAGTTCTGCTTGTAATTTATTCTTACCCATACCATAGAACAGGCCAAGATTTATGGTCTTAGCCTGCGATCTAGGTATCTCTGCCATATCAGCAACGATCGTGTGAAAATCCGCATCGCCCTCACGATACGCATCCAATACATCGTCCACTCCATAGAGATTCTGTAAAGCCGCATAATGCACTACCAGCCTAGGTTCTTGCTGAGAATAGTCAAAACAACCCCATGTATGGCCCTCCTCGGGCACAAATAACGCCCTGATCCGTGGTCCAAGGTCTTTGTTTCTAGCTGGTATTTGCTGTAAATTTGGGTTTGAGTACGAGAATCTGCCTGTCACAGTTCCGCCATTATCTGATCTTAGTTGGTTTATATCAGCATGAATTCTACCCTTGTGTGAGTGCTTGAGTATGGTATCAATAAAAGTGGTATGAGCCTTGTTTATTTCACGGGCTTGGGCGATTCGTTTCACTAGCGGGTGGGGGTGATTCTGTAAAAAATTTTTAGTAAAGGAAGGTGCCGATGTTTTCTCAGTTCTATCATAGTCTAGTTTCAGTTTATCAAAAACTTGTGCGATTGATCGTGCAGCCCATATTTGAGTATCTATTCCTGTTTCTTTTTTTACTTCTTGGATTAACTTGGCTTCTTGTTGCGATAACTCTTGCTTCATTGTATGAGCTTTTTGAACGTCCACTTTCACGCCAAGAAATTTCATCGATACCAGACAAGGAAACAACTCAGTCTCCATATCAAAAATAGATTGTATATCTTGGTGTAGTATTTCTTTTTTAAGTTCTTGCCAAAGTTCTAATGTTATCTCTGCATCTTTTTCTGCGTATGCACCTACATAAATGGCAGGTAGTTTATACATTTCTGCCTTGGCGTCAACACCCCAATCTTTTGCTGCAGCATATAAATCACTTTCATTTTTTGTTTTGCCGGTGTATCGTTTAGCACAGTTGTTTAAGTCATAGCGCATTTGATTTTCATCAACAAGGGCCGATGCAATCATCGTGTCCACAATACGACCGCTGACACTTAAACTGAGCGCTTTAATCCAACACACGTCATACATGGCGTTGTGAAAGATTTTATCTGCGGGTGTACTTAGTACACCTTGAAACCATTTTAATACTTTTGCTCGACTCATATTACCACCACCTTCGTGAGCGATAGGATAATAACCTGACCATCCTGCAACAGCTACAGCGATACCTACAACGTCACCTCTACCAACTACAGAACCTGATCCCATCTTCATTAGGTCTGGGTCTTTAGTTTCTAAGTCAATTGCAATCTCATTATACTTAGATAAGTCTGGAAAATTTTCTGGTGGTAACCATTCGGTTTGTGGTTTGAACAAAGGTATCTGCATGTTATTTTTTCCTCTTCTCGTATATGTAGTTATCTTCTATTGTTTTATTTAATGTGTCTTTATTACTAAATGCATACAAAGCTGCATCATAATTTTTTGGAAACACTTCCCAGGAAACTATTCTTGGATATATTTCTAATTCAAACACATGTTTGTTAACTTCTATTGTTTTTTTAATTACAGATTTAGCCGGCATCATAATCTCTCTCTAATATCATTTCTAAATAGTGCATTGCTTTCTCTATATCTTCTGCTTTTCCTTTTGACTGGTGCCTGCAAATGTATTTAATTGCATTGCCTTCCGCAAATAATAGTTTGTTTTCATTAATAAATTCTGCGGGCTGAATCTTCATCGACCGGTAGTGCTTCCCGCCTATCTGGTCTTCTAAAGAATTGTAGTGTGATGATTTAAACATGTCTTTATTTGTCATAGTATATATCCTTTTTCGTATTTCTTTGGTTCTATTATATGTAAGTTTTCTTTTGTTCTTGTTGCACCTACATAAAATAATCTATTTTCGTCATCTGGATTTCTTTCATAACTTCTCATAGTATTTTCTGTAAGATCTGTCATTAGTACAACGTTAGTTGCTTCCCCACCTTTTGCTGCGTGTATAGTAGATAATTCAATTCTAGGTTTTTCGTTTAGTTTTTCACCATTCTTTCTCATCTTACGTAGGTAGTTTACCTTAGTCTGCCCTGCGTTGTCAAATGCTTCATACCAAACTGTCTTAACTTGTAGACCATAATCTTTTACAAGTTGGTCCATGCTATAAAAAGATCCTTTGGCCATACCTTTTATTTTTTTAGCGTGCCAATTTTTAGGACCAATAAATTTAATCATGTTTTCTATTTCTTTGTATGACACTAACTGTCCTTGTCGTAAATGTTCCCATGATGTAGCTGCCTGGTGTAATTCTTTTTCACTGCTTCGTTTGTATCTGTTTTCATAATACAATCCTTGCCTATACAGAGATTCTTCTATGTCTGTTAGCATGTGTCTTGTTCTACTTAATATTAACCAGTCGCCTTGTGACATATCAATACTGTCCACATCAAAATGTCTATGTAAGTTTCCTTGACTAACTCTAGGTTCCCATGACTTATCTATTCTATTTCTAATTTTATTTATTATACCCATCGCTAGTCCATGTACCTTAGCAGGTATTCTGTAAGACTGTGTTAGTGGTAAATATTGTCCTTGGAGTGTTATAAAAGAATCTACGTCCGCACCAGCCCATCTAAATATTGCCTGGTCATCATCACCTGCAATAAAAGCATCTGTTGTTTTATTCCAAATAGATCGTGTCATGTCCCATTGCATTAATGATAGATCCTGAGCTTCATCTATAAATACTACATCAAACTTTGGAGACTTATCTGACTTTGTAAACTCTGTTATCATGTCATTAAAATCTATTAAATTATATTCTTTTTTATATCTTGCTAATTCGTTGTGTATAATTCTAAGTTGATCTCTTTCCAGGTCTTGAGTGTGTTCTTGTAAATCAAACTGTTGCTCTGGTGTAATGTTTCGTAGTTGTGCTAGCTGTATAATTCTCAAGTACTCACTGTCCGATGTAAAGATACCACCTTGGTCTTCTTGATAGTCAGCGTATGTTACAGGAAAACCTAACTTCTTACCTAAATCTTTATAGTGTCTAGGCTGCATTACTTGATCTTTTTTTAAACCTAACTTTCTAAATGCTAGTGAGTGTAATGTTCTAAAATATGGTAGGTCATCTTCTGTTAAATTAAATTTTTTAATTGCTCTGTCTCTTGCTTCGTGTGCAGCTTTCTGTGTAAATGCAAAGTAACCTATTTTGTCAGGATCAGTTTGTTTTAGATAGTCATCTACTTTGTTTAACAAAGTTGTAGTTTTACCTGTACCCGGTGGTCCTAATACAATCGTTCTCATATAATATTTACCAACCATGCAGCTATACAAATAACCGTTATTAATGCTACACCATCTATCATTTTTTTAATTTCTCTATTCTAGCTTGTTCTAAAAAAGTCATTTGTCTTTTTCTTTTTGTACCCATACTATTTTGTGAAGAGGTTACCCATCTTAAATTACCAACTCTATAATCTAAACCATCTCCATTTTTATGATCAACTTGATTTTTTTTACCAGGCATATCGTTTTCTATAAAAGCCTCAGCAACAATTCTATGCATAGCTATAAATAATCCTTTTTTACTTGGTAGAGTAATATTACATTTAACATAACCATAGTAATCTGTTGAGGTTAAACTTAAAACTTTCAATGTTTTAGTATTTTGAATATAAGGAAAAGCATTTCCCATTTCAGGATGATATTTGTTAAACCCACCACTTTTAAATAAAACAAACATACCTTCCGGAACTATGCTGTATGATGTTTTTTTAAGTTCTCCACACTTAACTTTTGTTATATCGATGTAATCAATATCTTTTACTTTAGTAAGATATGGATCAAGTTCAGGAAATAATAACTGTTGTGTCATAATTAAAATATATCCTTTGGTTTTAATTCTTTCTGATTGTAGTCATCTTCTTTTTTGTCAAACTGTTTTACAACAAACACAGAGATTCTTTCTTTTCCAATACGTTTGTCATCACAGTTACATGTTTCTTTTAACATCTGTGCTGTACGTGAGTACGGTACGTCCCAACGTTTTCTAATTAAAAACTGATTGTAAAATCTATCAAACACAAAGTGATGATTGCCTTCGCTAGTCCACACACCACCTTTTTTAAGATCGTTTTTATCTGTAGATACTTGCCGGTTTAAACAATATTCTTCTAAATGATTTTGTAATTGATCCTGTGTAGTCACACCTTCTGGTGGATCTATTGGTTCGTGGTTCTTCATCAGTGGGTTTATTATCATGTCCCAATCTTTTGGTTTGACTGTTGGTGGTTTAAAATCTAATTGTTCCATGCATGCTTCCTGAAATAAACTTTGTTGTTTTAAAAATTTTACATTCTCCAGGTGTAGTCGTTCACCATCTACGTTTAAATAATAATATGGTTTTTCTAATTTAATTTTTTGTAAGTCAGTCAGCGCAGGAAATACTATCTCCTCACCAATACCAAACTTTCTTTCTCTACATAATTTTTTATCACAAAGATTACACATAGGTGTATCATTGCACTTGTAACCCCATTCTTTTTTATCATGTTGACGTTTAATTATTTCTACTTCAGACTCACTAAGCGGTACAGTTGATGCTGTTGCATTAAACAACGTCATCTTACTTTTCCATTCTGCAGGCCATTTCTTTTTAGCGTACACACCAAAATGAAACATAGAATTATTTCTACCACCTTCTGGTATTTTATTCATAGCCATAAGTTCTATACATGGTGGTGCATCAGAATATTCTGACTGAGGTCTTTCTATTTTTATTTTTGTAATGTCTGTTTGTTTTATCTCACTGTATATAGTGTAAAATTCTTCTAGTGTTGCAGCTTCACCATCTGCTCTAAATGCATAACGTGTAGTATCTTCACCACCAA